ATGATGTTCGTGGCCATGGACGAGAGCTGTATCCGCCGTACCGTCGGCGGGGCAGCCGTCATGGACGGCCAGCTAGCGCGCCTGGTCGAGTTCGCCGAGCTACCGAACACGCTCTTGCAGGTGGTGCCGTACGACATCGGCGAGCGTCGCACGTTTGACCTGCCCGTTAACCTCTTGACGCTGCCGGATCGATCCGTTCTCTGCTACGCGGAGTCTCAAGCGCAAGGCAACCTAGACCGAGAGAGCGCCTCCGTGGAGCCCATGTTGACGGCCTACCATCAGCTACAGGCCGAATCGCTGTCGCAGGCGGCATCTGTGGCCATGATCGAGCAGGTACGAAAGGGCAAATCGTGACGACCGAATCCCCCCGCTGGTTCAAGTCTTCGTACAGCAACAACGGTGGCAACTGTGTAGAGGTTGCCGCCAACCTTGTCGTCACGAGCGGTATCGTCCCCGTCCGTGACTCCAAGCGCCCGAACGGCCCGGCCCTGAACTTCCCGGCCGCCGCATACTCTTCCTTCGTGTCAGGCGTCAAGGAAGGTTGGTTCGACAACACCTGACCACTCGTCACGGCACCAACCGGAACTAGGCACACCATCACCAGACGCCCCGCCACTCCATCCCCTTCGGAGCGGCGGGGCACTCTGCTGTCAGACAGCGACACCAAAGGCCAGGGCCACGCCCCGAGCCCATCCGTCAGGCGGCCCCAACTCGGGTGTCCGGTCGGTCAGATAGACACCCCACGAGCTTGATCCCGGAACCCGGTGGGCGCTGACCCCGTATCTGCGCGTCATGCCCGAGCGGCGGAGTACCGAGGCAAGTCGGTGCATCTCGGCGGACGCACTCACCTGGTCCTCGCGGCCGAGGACGAACACGCGCGCGCTCATGCGGCGAGCACGGTCGTGGGGCAGTGCTGTCCGTAGGCGCACATGGTCACGGGCTCGTCCCACTGGACCCACAGCCCGGAGTCTCCGCGGACCCATTCGACGGAGCCGGCGAGGGTGTGCGACTTGTGGTCCCGCGCGAGCAGCCTGAACCCGGTGTGCTTGCCGATGGTCCGGAACAAGCGCGCGACGATGCCGCCTTGACTCTCAACGATCCTGTGCAGGTCGGCACATGACCGCACCGCCTCTTCGCTCAGCACGTCGGGCAGCTCGCAGCAAGCCCCCCATGCGCCGTCTGCGCCACCACGTACAGGCACGATGACGGTTGTTTGAACCCGAAACTCCTCGCTGTGCGTAACCATGCGGACACGCTAGTACAGGCATTCGATTTGCGGAAGCATCTTTCTTGGCCATTCAATGTAACACTTCCATAACGCGCCGAGGGTAGTGATATCCCGCTGGCCAGCCAAAGCCCGTTATGTCCATGCCGAGTTGTGCTCACCACGTGAAGGGTGGGGTTGACGATTCCACCCAACATCTTTGCCGCCCAGCAAATCGCAATGACTCTTCGTAAGCAGGTTACGTGCCCGCATGATGTCTGATTCCAGCCCGCCACCCCTCACGCTTGGGCTGCCGAGAGCACCCGAAGTGCGAGGGGGAGAGTTAGCAACTCCGCTTTTTCTAGGGGGAGTTCACAGCTCGATTACTGACGGGAGAACGCCCCGCGGGGCGTCACGACGCCAGCCGTTGCGGGTCGTCAGGGTCACCATGCCCGAGCCCCTGCCTGGTACAGCTCGCGGAAACGTTTCTGCCCCTTGGCGCGCGCCTCGTGGACCTGCTTGGGGGTGACACCCATGTCCTCGGCTAGTTCAGTGTCAGGGCGGTCGCTGAAGTCGGCGACGGGGGCTATGCCGTAGCTCGCCTTGAGGACGACGCGCTGTCGTTCCCCCAACAGCCCCAGCGTGCGGTGCACTTGCTCGTGCACGACCGTGCGCCTGGTGGTCTCGTAGTCGCGCGAGTCGAGTAGATCGACGGGAACCTCCGCAACGGCGGCAACTACGTCGCCGAGGGTCAATTCGTCGTCGTTCTCGTCCACGTCGTGCGGGCGGTCGAGCGAGTCCACACCGAGCCACGACAGCAATGCGGCGTACGCCCGATCCGGAGTCATCCTGCGAGGCCCCATTTCATCCGTGGTCGCGATCCGAGCCGCTGCGTACGGGTCACCGGAAGCGAGAGTGAGGGCGCTCGCAAAATCCTTCGTGGTCTGCGCGCTCACCCCAGGGTTAAGCGACTGTTGGCGAAGGTCACGCATGACGCTGTGCAACTCACGGTCTATGAATGCCATGAATTGCGCACCAGTCTCGCCGCTAAAGGCGGCAAGGCACTGCCAAACAGTTATCCGCCCCGCCTGGGTGAGGTCTTCTGCCAAGTGATGGTCGGTTCGGCTGGCTCCGGTTGCGTAGCTGCGGGCTCGCTGGGAAACAAACGTCTCGGTTTCTGCAATTACGGCCTGAACCGCATGAATGTTGTTTCCCTTTGCTGCCGAAATGATTTCTGCCGTAAGGTGCGTCATTGGGCATCGCTCCGTTGGTTTGGGGCTCTGCTCCCTGTGGGGAGCGGGGCTTGCCCGGAACGGAGCGCGCGGGACCAGAAAAGGCCCTGTGGCCCTAATGCAATGCGCCTTGAATAAGGGCACAAAAATGCCCCGTCCCGGAATGGCAGGACGGGGCTTGCGCATTGCCTTATCGCTGCGTGGTCGATGAATTTAGGTTCGGACCACGGGGCCAGCAATGCTGTTATTCAGGTCATGCAATATCAAATAGGTGGATGTCGCTTAGAACGGGACTTAGCCGAGACCTTGCCTACTGCGAACGCGGTAGGTGAGATCCCATCGGGGCCTGCCTCCTCCTCCGCCAGTAGGAGGGAGGTAGCCAGTTGTGCCCACCCTGTGATCAGAAGTGCGCAACTGGTGAAGGGCGAGAATGCGTCTATTTCAGAGGCTCATTTCAGGTTCACGCGGTGTGACCAGCGCTCCGAAGCGATCACCTGTGAGTGATCAGTAGTCCGCGCCATACAGCGAGCCCCACGAGCGCCCACCTATCTCCGCCTCAGCCACGATGGGCACCCCGTACAGGCTCATGGTCATGCAGCGTTCGAACTCGCGGGCTACGTCCGCCGCGTCCTCGCGCGGAGCCGATGCCAGGATTTCGTCATGGATCGGGAGCCGCATGTATTCGAGCAATCCCGCGCCTTCCATTTCGATCATGGCTTGCCCGAGGACATCCCTTGCCGCAGACTGGCACGCGTAATTCGTTACGGCGTAGGTGCGGTCCCGGTCCAGCGGCAGTCGGCGACCAGTCGCCGAGACGAACACCATGCCGTTTTGGAAAGCCTGACGCTGCCACCGCTTTCCCGCGCGCTTGATCTCCGGAAAGACTCGGTCGTACGCGGTGACCGCTTGGGAAATCTCTGCCTCGCTCGCACCGGTCTGCCTCGCGAGCGTCGTGATTCCTCCGCCGTAGACATTTCCGAACCCAGCACCCTTGAATAGCTTCCGGTCGCGCTTCGTGGCGCCCTCGCCCCGGATCAACTTGGCCGTGTACATGTGGATGTCGAATGCGTCGCCACCCCTGGCGAAGCCCTCTTTCATGCGGCGCACGTCGGCGAGGGCAGCCAAGACCCGCATTTCGATCGCTTGGAAATCGGTGCTGATCATGACGTGTCCGGGTTCGGCGAGGATGGCGCGGCGTACGACGTGATCGGAACTCGGGAGCTGGTGCAGTCCGTCCGTCACGGACATGCGCCCTGTTCTCGCGGCGAGGGGCGTGATCACGGGGTGGATGCGTCCCGCGGCGTCGAGCTTGTGCATGAACCCTGCGGCGTAGGTCTCGCCCCACTTGGCGGCGCGCTTCGCCCGCAGTACGGCGTCGGCGAGTGCGTTGGGCTCGCGGGCCCCGATGCGCTGCCAGTCCCGGTCGAGATCGGCGAGGGGCAGCAACACAGCCTTGTCTGTCTTCAGAGAGCCCGCGTCGGTGCGTTCGGTAAGCGCCTCGCCCATGCCCACGAGCGCCGCCGCCACCTGGCCCCCCGACCCCACCTTGGTCACGCCGTACCGGGCAGCGACCGCGCGGTACCGCTCGGCTTCCGCCGCGAGCCGGCTCGCGAGGGGGCCCGCGTAGTCCTGGTCGACGAGCAGCCCCCGCCGCTGCATCACTGCGCAGATGCGGGCTAGCTCGTGCTCGTACGCCACCAGCTCGTCACGCACACCGAGCCGGGACAGCTCGCGGCGTAGGGCCGGGGCAAGTCGAGCGGTCAGGATGACGTCGAGTCCCGCGTACAGGAGGTAGGTCGGGTGGTCCAGCGGGATGCCCGCCCATCCGGTCTCTTTCGTCAGCCCGAGCGAGCGGAACACCGCGGTGAGTCCGCTCTGTGTGTCCGGGGCCGCAGGGTCCACCCAACGGGCCGATAGCGGTTTGAGGGCGGTCCCTATCCCGCCCTCGGACGGTTGGCGCGGGTCGCAGAGCGCCGCGAGGGTGCGGGTATCGGTCGTCCACGGTGCGAGGTCTTCCAGCGGTATGCCCGCGCACCTGTCGAGTACGAGCCAGTCATAGGCAGCGTTGTGAATGAGAACGCGTCGTGTGCGCTGGACTGCCTCGCGTGCATAGGATTCGAAGTACCCGCCCCGCTCGTACTGGATCACCCATGCGTCGCGCTCGTCGCCGAATTGCACGGTGCGGAGCCGGAACGACGGGTTGAAGACATTCAAGCCCGTGGTCTCGGTATCGAGTGCGATAGGACCCCGTTCACGTGCCGCGTACAGCCACCGCCAGAACTCGTTAAGGTCTTCTGTGGTCTCAGGCACGTGCACCGTGATCAGTTCACCGGCTATCTCGTGCCGGAATTCCTTCACTGTCTCCCCCTATAGCAAAAGCGGGCCGCCCGCCCCGAGTTGGGGAGGACGACCCGCTTACGTGGTCTGCTAGTGGCCGAAGATTCCGGGGCCGACCGCATCGGGGCTTTCGTCGGCGAGGCGGAGCCCCGCGAGGGAAATCCCCTTGTTGGTCTTCTTGCGGACGGCTCCGCGTTCTTCCATGGCGTCATAGAAAGCGCGGCGGGTCCACCGTTCCTTTGCGGGAAGGTTCTCGGCCTCGCACCATTCCAAGTAGCTGTTAAACGCGTCGTTTCCGTTGATCACAATGGATTCGTCCGCGTAGTCGAGCACGCCCGGAAGGAAGCCGGCGAGGGGGTCCGAGGTTTCGCGGTACTCCTGACTCGCACCTGTGATGAGCTGCGGGTCTTGCAGTCCGCCCCGGTACCACTCGACCGCACCGCGCACGGCCCATGCGGCTATGCCCTCGGCTTCGGCGAGTAGCTTGCGGTCTAGGTCCGGGTCCCTCTCCTTGGGTGCAAACCACCGCTTGAAAGGCAGCAACTTGACGCGCCTCCACAAACCCTCGTCCTGCGAACGGAACTTGGGCTTATGGTTTGTGGCCAGAAGCAGCAAAAACGACGGCTTGAACTCGAAGAACTCTTGGCGCAAGAACCTTGCCGAGATCATGTCCTTGCCGGTCACTCGCTTGAGAATGGATTCCGACATGGACTTGCCCGACTCGCCCTCGGATGCCATGACTAGGCGAGCCCCGCGCAACGCAGCGATGTCATTCGGAATGCCACCGCTCTTGCGCTCCTCGAACGTGGCAAACGGGGTGGTCCGGGCGATGGCTCGGAACACCGTTGTCAGGGTGTCCACCAGCACGCTTTTCCCGTTAGCCCCCTTCCCCCACAGCACCCCGAAACTCTGCTCCGTGGTGTGCCCGGTGATGCCGTAGCCGACCAGCCGTTGAATGTAGGCGGGCATCTCTGGCATGCCAGGAAAGACCTCGGCGAGGAATGATTGCCACCGTGGGCACTGCGCATCGGGGTTGTAGTCGATATCGAGCGCGTACGTCAGTAGGTCCGCCTGGTCGTGCGGGCGGAGCCTGCCCGTGCGCAAGTCCACTGTGCCGTTGCGGAAGTTGAGGAAGTCCGGACGGTCGTCAAAGTCGGTTGCGGCAATGCTGACGTTGGGCACGGAACACAGCTCGGTCAGCAGCGCGTCGATCCGGCTCGTCATCGTGAAGCCGCGCGCTAGCTGGTTCTGTCCGGCGAGGACGAGGGCGGCGCCCATGCGGTGGATTTCCTGCCGGACCCGCATGTCTGAGCGGACCCACGTGCGACCGTTCCACGTGTAGAACCCGAGCCCTGCCGCGTAGCGGATGCGCCCCCCGGACCAGGCGACCAGTGCGTGAGCGTTCATCGCGTCGGACTCGCCGTACTGCGACACGAGCTTGGCGAGGATGTCCGCCGCTTCGGCTCCCTGGTCGCGGGACACCACATCCGCGCCGGTCCTGGTCGCCAACTCTGCCGTCCGGGCGTCCGCTTCCACCTCGGCAGAGGGGCGGACCGGACGAGCTGCCTTGACCGCACGGTGAAGCTCGGCCGCGAACCGCTCGGGGGCTGACTCGCGCCAGTCGGTCACGTCCCCCGCAGCGTTCGGGAGGTCGAGGCGGAACGCGTCTAGCCCGTGCTCGGCGAGCCCTGCGGCGAGGCGGGACGTAAAGCCGCTGCCCGCCTGGTCGTTGTCCCCGGCGAGGATGACGAGCGAGCCCCGTAGTCCCTCGGCGAGTTCGGCAACCAGCTCGGGCGAGCCGGCGAGGGACGCCCCGCGCACGGCCACGGCGTCATAGCCGCACGCCACCGCTGTGAGCGCGTCTCCGGGCCCCTCTGTGATCAGGACCGTGCCGTATCCGCCCCCGCCCCGGAACACGCCGTACGGCGCCCACCGGAGACCCTTCGGGTTGACCAGGGACAGCCACCGTGCGGGGCACTGCCCGCCGAGGTCTCGCCCCTGTAGGCCACGGGGCGTCCCGTCGAACCCGTTCAGGGGCACGGTCAGCCGAGGGTGTTCGCGGTAGAGCCGCGAGAGGTAGGGGAAGCCCTCGCCCTGGTCGCCGTGGTCCACGCCGAGCCCGAGTTCCGCGGCGGTCTCCAGGTCGAGGCCGAACCGGTCGGCGAGGTACGTCCGGGCCCGCTCGGACCACTCGGCCCCGTAGTCGCCGAGGGCGAGCGAGGTCCGGTCCACGTACGCGGCGAGCGCGGCAGTCTGCGCGACGGGCACCAGCTCGGGGCGCTCGGCGGACACGGTGGCCCCGGGGCCGCTCACGTCGAACAGGTCCGACCAGGACAGCCGCGCCGCTGCGATTACGTCCGCGGTGTCACACCCCGTGCGGCATGTGAGCCGTACTTTCAGGTCCTCGCCCCGCCATATGCGGAGCGAGGGGCGCGAGTCCGGATGTGCGGGGCACGCGGCGAGGTACCCGCCGTCCGCCTGGTCCGTCACCTGATCGAACCGGGCGAGCAGATCAGACAGCAGCATGCCCGCTCACCCCCGCCACGGTGCGGCGGTAGTCGGCGAGTAGGCGCCCGAGATCCCACACGGTGGTGGTCATGTACCAGCGCGAGGAGTCGAGCCCGCGCAGCGAGGCAGTCCAGCCGTACGCCGCGGCGAACTCCACGGCGGGCATGCCGAGGGCGAGCCGAACCCGGGTCCACGTCCGCACCGACATGTGCACGCGCCCGTTCCACACCGCCGAGCGCCGCACCTTGTGGACGACCACGCCGTACGGGAATCCCGCATGCTTGGCCTCGGCGTCGGCTTGCCGTAGCCATGTTGGGACCGCGCAGGACTTCACGTCCTTTGCTTCGATGATGAACGGGGCTGCGTGGATGTCGCCGACATCCTTCGCGCCCTCTTGTGCGGCTCGGCGGATGTTCTCGCCCGAGAGCGGGTTGCGGAATACTCCGGTCTCGTCCACCAGGCCGAGGTACCAATTCAGGTAGTCGCGTATTGCGCTTTCCCATGCCGTCCCGCGTCGCTTGTTCGGGTTAGCCATCGGCTTCCCCCTGCCGGATCATGCACCCGCGCCCCATCGCGTGTGCCGCAGCGGCGAGATAGCGAAGCCAGTCCGGGCGGGTCTTCCACCCGGGAAGTAGCCACAGTTCGTCACCCGCACTGAGTTCACGCACGTCCCCGATGGGCGGCGCGTAGTCGGCACTCAACTCGTAAATCACTGTCCCCCCAAACGAGAGGACCGGACCCCCTCATAGGGAAGTCCGGTCCTCTCTGGTCGTGCGTGTTACTGGTCTCGCTCGCCCGTCACATCAGGGATGATCAAGCGGACGTGTTCCGACGTGATCCATTCCTTCCGGAGAGACCGGCGCTTAGCGAAACCCGATTCAGTGCCGGTAGGGCGGATGCGCAGCATGGGCCTAAGGCGCCCGTCCACAAGGCGAGTTGTCACCCGGTCAACGATGGCGTCAGCCATACGCACCCGGTTTCCCTGCCGTGCCGCGTACGCGACCAAATCCCCCCGGTATAGCTCCTCGCCCCCGTAGTCGGTGACGACCCCCCGCTTACCCATCGTTGGCCTCTTCCTTGTAGTTGAGCAGATGCAGATACGCCGCGAATGCCTGTTGGCTGACGACCCCGTTTCCGGCTGCCTTGATCTGCCGCGACCGGTTGAGCCCGGGGATGTGAGTGATCCACCCCCGGGGCAGTCCCATTAGCCACTCGGCGAACACGGACGCGAGGCGGCGCCCGCCGCGGGGGCCGAACTCCACCGGGATCGGAGCCGGCGAGCCCATCAGGGTTTCCCAACGGTGCACAGCGGGCCCGTAGTCGGCCCACCATTCCGGCGGGCTGTGGAATGCTCCCGGGGTCTCCTCGGCAACGTCCGGGTCCACGGGCAACAGGAACGAAACCTCGTCATCGAGCGTCGGCCCATGCCCGCCCGCGCGCCGCTTATCCGGATGCTGCGGGGCGCCGTTGCTGCCGAGATTCGCGGTCGGCGTCTTGAACAGCTTGTGGGCACGTTCCTTGTCGAAGAGCCGCGCCACTGCGGTAACGAGATCCTGTCCGCCGCTTCCCTGCCGGTCGTCTCGTGCGAAGTCCGGGCCCTTAGTCGCGTCGGATGCCAGAGGAGTCGGCAGCAGGGGCGGCAACGAGGAACCATCTATCTCTGTGGTGGGCGGCTCCAACTGCGGACGCCCGATGGCAACACCACCGCGTGTCATACCGTGTCTCGGCCAGTCCCGCGAGTACGTGCGCGAGGCCCCTGTTTCGGATGGCGGATACGTTCTCCAGGAAAACGAACCGTGGTCGAAGAACGCGAACGGCCCCGAGAACGCTTTCCCAGATACCCGACCTCTCACCATGAATCCCTGCCCGTTTCCCCGCGTTACTGATGTCTTGACACGGGAACCCTGCCGTAACGATGTCCACCTCTCCCGCAATGGTGGACCAGTCGAATTGTGTAATGTCCCCGATGTTGCGCGCGTGCGGATATCGGGTGGCGAGGATCAGTGACGCGTACGGATCGATCTCCGCCACGATCTTGATTCTGTCCCCGGTCAGAGCCTCAACGGCCCTGCCGATGCCCCCGTATCCGGCGCACAGTTCCAGAATCGGAATGTGAGTACCCCCAGAAGGAAGGGGCCCGAGCATGCACCCGGGCCCCTCGCCGGCTAGAACGTCGGCGCGTCGCTCACAGCGTCGTTCCATGACTTCAGTACGCGAATGACCGGCTTGCGGTACGACACGTCCCGGCCCTTCTTCGTGGTGTACTCGACCAGCTCTAGCGACAGTTCGGCGAGGGCTTCCCCGCCGATGCGGTCCAGTGCGTTGCCGATCTCGTGCAGCGTCTCGGCCAACTTCCATGAGCCGGTCTGGAACCGGAAAAGGCCAAGGTCGTAGTCCTCGGCGAGGCGGAACGTTACTGCGATGCTCGGCGCGGGGCCGCGCTTGCTCTTCGCTGCCGCCTTACGGTCCTCCATCAGAGCCGGGCAGCCGCACGACTTGCCCCGGTCCTCATCCGGAGACAGGTACTCGACCCCATCGCAGTGGTGGATAAGGTTTGCGCCGTTCCACAGCTTCATATCCGAGGTCACCGCGTCAGCGCCCGAGAGCACAACCTTGACCTTGTTCTGAGCGGTCAGCACTTCGATGAAGTTCTCGGAAGTGGAGTCGGTCTCTTCGGGCTGCCCGCCCATGAGCTGGGCAATAGCCGCGGCAACCTCCGGGTCCCCGGTAGTCACCCGCCACTCACCAAGTGATTCCGGCACGCCGTTGACTTGTCGGCCCGAGTGAAAGCGCCCCACGGTGTCGTCGCTGAAAGTGTTCTTCGGCATGGCGTCCGGGTCGGTCTCGAAAATGCGGAGTCCCATACTGTGAATCCCCCTGGTTTTGGGCATGAAATAAGGGACTGCGCTCGTGCGCGGCCCCTGGTCTGCGGATGTGGTGTGTTATGCGGCTCGCCGCTGCGTTCCCGTGATGAGCCGGCGGACGCTCTCAGCGATCGGGCGGCCGAACACGGTCTTGGAAATCTCGCGGTCCCACTGGAACACGTGCCGCAGCGTCAGAAAGACGTTGAAGATCTCTTCATCAATGCGGACGGGCTTGAACACCCAGCCTTCCGGGGTGATGTGCAGAACGGCCGCGCCGTCCACCTTCGGCATGGGCTCGGACGTGCCGTCCGGGGCAATGATCCGGTCCGCGTGCGCGTACGCCGAGAGCTGTAGCGCAACGTCCGGGTACGCGCTCTTACTGGTCTTCCAGTCCACCAACAGCGTGTGCCACTCGCCGTTCTCGTGGTCGGGCTTTCCGTCCTCGCCGAGCCGCACGCGCACCAGGGCGTCAAACGACCCCGCGTAGCCGTGCTCGTCGGACCAACACACGTCCTCGGCGCGGACGAGCTGCGGACGCACAGCGGTAAGGAACTCTGCGAACCCGAGCCGGTACGGCTCCAAGTCCGGGTGTACGCGGCCGATTTCCTCAAGCCGCATCATGCGTTCAAACAGGTCGTGGGCATCGCTGCCCACCTTGGCTCGGAGTTTGGTGTACCGAGTGTGCGCGTTGCGCAGGAAGTCCACGGCGCCCGCGGGGTCGCGCTCTGCGATTGCCCGCACGGCGTCCATGTTCTCGACTGCCGTTTCCGCGGTCATGCGGGCCGCCCAGAAGGTGAGGAACGGTTTGGGCAGCATGCTCACGATGGACGTAACACCCGGGACCTTCTCGGCGGTCTCAGGGCTGATATAGAAGCGCGAGCCACCGCGCTTGATAGTCCGGATGGCTCCGGGCATGGCTTCCCCCTCGGGGTTGCTGGGGTGGGGTAGAGGGGTGGCGGAGTGACGGTTCTACCTGTCTTTTTTGAAGAACAAGAAAAACCAAGAAAGAAGAGGGTTCGGGGTCACTTCCGCCACCGCGTCACGCTGTCGTCAGCGCGGAACCGCGAGCCCGTCCGCCGCCTGGTACAGCTCGGCGAGCGTCCCGCCATTGGTCAGCACCGCATCCGCGGGGTACTCGTCTAGCGCGGTCTCGCTGACGTGCTCGCGCTCGGCTCGGCTCGCGGGCCCGTGGGCACCAGGGCGCACAACGCGGACGAGCGCGAACCCCCGCGTGCGGAGTGCGTCAGCCTCGTTGACGTGCCGCACGTCAGTGATCACGACGGGGATGTTCCAGCGGTCTGCGGTGTCCACCTTGGCGAGGGCGAGGCGTAGCCAGTGCTCGGGGTCGTGCTCGCGCACCGCTTCCCCGAGCCGCTGCAACGTGCGCCGTACCTCGGGAAAGATCTTCGCTGCGTCCCATCCATGGCGGCGCACCACGTCCGACAGACGGATGGGCAGCGCTCCGAGCCCGGTCGGTTCGGTACCCACGATGGGGTCAAGGTCCAGCGCCGTTGTCCGCAGCGGGTCCGCGAACGCGACCCTCACGAACTGGTGGCGCAGGACAAGCCGGGCCCCCGCGGTGTCCTTGCCACTGCGCGCCCGACCCATCAACGCGACGTGCCGGAACGTCACGCGAGCGTCCCGCCGTCCGCCTGGTCCTGGTGCTCGCCCTCGCCGGCTGCAGTGGTCCCGGCGGTCTTGGCGTTCTCGGCGCGCTGGACAGCCTCACCGGTACCGAGCACCGCGGCGACCAGGCCGAGGACGAGCGCGCTCGGCAGCTCGGGGACGTAGTGCGCCACCAGGGCGAGAGCGGCCACCGCCACGGCGTAGATGCGGGCCGGATGGGTGCGAATGAACGTGATCAAGGGTCCCCCTTGTCGGTGACTGTGTGTAGATCGAATGAGCAGCTGCACGACCGGGCGATACGTGGGCATGGCGGGCACCCGGTCGATACGCTGAGTAATGGGTGTGGGCTCGTCGGCCCCGAGCTGGTCCCGGCAAATCGGACCAGGACTACGGGCCGTGGTCAGCCGCGCGGAACCTTGAGGGCGTCCCACGTCGTGCGACCGGGCCACCCATCCGCGTCGGCCCCGGTAAACCCGCGCTTGCGCTGCCACGCGGCGTACGACTTGCGGTCTGCGTCGGTCCACTGCGGCCCCGGGCCCTCGGCGTACCGCCCGCATCCCTCGGCGACCAGGCGCCGCCCCATGGCAGTGATCAGGGGCGAGCGGGGCGAGGACTTGAAGAACTCGGCACCGGGGAACTCGGCGTACGGGGACGGCTTGGGCGGCTTGCCCCCGGCAGCCTTGACGATCCCGGGGAACACCAGCTCCCGGAACTGCCGCTGTCGTGCGTCACCCGGGCACGCGGTCCCGCCGTTCGACCAGGCCGCGAACATGCGGTGCGTGCCGAACCCGGGGTCGGTCGCACTGCGGCAGATGCGCAGCGGCACCCCGTGCGTGTGGTGCATCCATACGCCGAGCTTGATCAGTGCGGAGATCTGCGAACTCGTCCACGGGTCGGTGTGCTTCAGATTGGACGCGGTCTCGACGGACACCGCGCCCGTTCCGTCGCCGCGCTTGTTGGCGTGCATGTTGGCGTCCGCTCGGGTCTGCGTCCCGATGTACTGGAACACGCCCCCGCCGAACTCAACAAAGAAGTGGGACTCAAGATTGGTGGAGTCCCGCCAGTACTCGTACGTGCGGCGACCGGTCCACGGCGCGGCAATGCTGTGGAAGATCATCTGAGTTGGGCGGATGGCGGGCTGTGCGTTCCCCTCGGGCTGCACTTCCATCCGCTTGGCATTCGGGTACCAGGCCATGAATTCCCCCTGTGTCTGGGCATGAAAAAGCCCCGCCCGGTCGAGCCCGGACGGGGCTGGTGTGTGCTGTGGTGGCTACTCGGCGAACGTCAGCCGGCTACCTTCGCCACGGTGAGACCCGCAGCAACTACGGTTGCCACAGCGGTAATCAGAGCGACGGGCAAGACGAACTTGCCGCGCTCACCCTCAAGGCTCCGTATGCGCGTCTCATGGTCCTCTAGCGTCTCGTCCACGCTTTCCCCTTGCTGCCCGAGCGACCGCACGTCCTCGCGGAGCCCAACAACCTCGTCGTAGATCTCGCGGGCCCCGATTCGCACGCCTAGCGTCTCGTCCTGGTCGTGCATCCCGTCGCCCTCGCTCACCATGGCGTCAAGGTCGGATCGGTGGGCCTGTCCGGGGTAAGTCCCGCATCCTTCGGAGGACCGTTGGCGGTCGTTCCGCGGAGTGTGAGGGTCTGCCGTATCTCTCCATTCTCCGCGGAGAGTTTGATGCCGATAACCCAGGCTAGGGTGTCCAGTTGGGCGCCCGTTGAGTCGACCACGCGCACGGCGTCGCCGAGTTCAATGCGCGGGTCCGGCAGGATCTCGACATCCCCGAGGAGCGGGATGGGGTAGGCGCCCGCGGATTTCAGGATCTCGGCTATACGCTGTGCAGGCTCTTCCTGCTGAATCCACCCCTGCGCGTCGTGCTCGTATTGCTGCACGCCGTAGTAACGCTGACTCGTCGCGTCCTGCGAGACCTCCCAATGATCTGTTGGCGAGGCGCCGCTATCCATGGTTGGAGTCACCAGCGACAGGGACAAGCCGTTGAGCGCGTTGCCCCGTAGCCACACCGTTTCGCTACTGCGGTTGCGCATGGACAGGACGAGCTTCCCGTCCTCACGGTGAGTCCCTACTTCAACCGCCCCGTGCACAACGGGAGTTCTGCCGATCTGCGCCGAGCCGAACCGGATGGTGTCGGGTACCACGGTCTCCGCTGTTGCCGGGGGCGTGGTGTCGAGTTCATCGTTCCCGACCGTCCACGCAATGCTTCTCGTCTGCCCCGGGTTGATCTGAATGACGTTAATGGCCTCTTTGACGTTGGCCATGTTGGCCTTGACCCGATACCAGCTCGCCCACCGGACAGAGCAGTGATTCCGGCAAGCGTCAATCTCCTCCGTCAGCGTGAGCGACGCTAGTTCTCGCTCGGACGTCACGGTAAGGTCGGGCTTTTCCGGCGGTGTCTGCCACCTCTCCGGGCCGCGCCACCGGAACACCCCCGCACTATCAAATTCAGCAGTCGAAAGAGTGGCCCGTGCTATCTGCGTGATCGCATCCCAAGCGCTTCCCGAAACCGCGGGCAGCATACGGACGGGAATCTTGGGCACATCAAGCGTCGCCGACTTGTCCCACATGCCTTCCTGCATCCGGGCGGCAACGGAACTCGGTTTAGCGGCCAGCTGTGAGAGTTGCAGCCCCTCCACCTGAATCGAGCTGATATCGATCGTCAGATCCGCCATAGCGCCAGGCGGAATGTCCATCGTCGGTATCGTCTTACGGCTGATCTCAATGAGCGGGTCACGCGGGGACACCAGATGCCCCGTAATAGCCGCGGTTCCACCCGAGGAAACCGTGAGCCAGAAACCAAGATGCCACCGCCCGAAATCACTTTTGAGAGCGTCAACATAGGTCTCAACGGGGCCGTAGTCCTGCGGAGGGTTCAACTGCCGCCCCGAGTAGGTGACTGCCCCTTCCCGGAAGTCGACCTTAATGTCCACGGTGTGCATGACACCCTTACCCGCATCCCAAGACAACGAGAACTTGATCGACGAGTCCACCGTGGCGGGAACCCGGGAAGGGTTCTTCGCCCATATTTCCAGCCACAGCCCATCCGAGTGGTTCCGGTTGACCGGGCGCATCTGCGGGATGTACTTGGCCCACGTGCCACCTGTGCGGTTTCCGCTCGCCGAGCATTCCCACGGCGCATCCTTCTTGGACCACTTTTCCCAGTTGCCGCTCAGCGTCTTGAGGTAGCCGACGTTGGCGGCAGCCCCGCCGTGCATCGACGCGTACAGGATGCAGCCGGCCCGCGGGGGCGGAGCGGTGTGTACCCCGCTTCTCATCAACAGGTGGTCGACGCACCACACATCCGATGCAACCCAGTTGGTCGCGTCCCCGTAGGGGGTCGCGGGGTCAATGCCGCCCGCGGGGCGAGGGAGCTGTGCGGGCGTCCGCAGACGCTCGGCGCCGTCGAGGGCGGACAGCCTGACCGTGTCTTCTCCCGACTGTGCCGAGCGAGACCGCACCGTTCCCCGGAAGGTGGGGAGCGTCCCCATTTCATGCGTGCCAAGTCCCCAGGAGTGGACGACCGACTGACGCGGCCGGGCCACGTCCCCGCTCGCGCGAGGGGCCCACGGCCCGTACAGCGCGGGGGCCGACGCACCCCCCTTGCCACTCAGCGCGATGTCCGCTTGGGCGCTGGCCGAGCCGCTGAATGCGCGCATGGCCTCCGGTAGGTCGGTGCTGTACGCACGGTCCAGCGCCCACGACTGCACCTGAGTGGACATGTCGTGCCCCCCGAGCCGAATCACGTGCGCGGCTATCCGCTCGCGTGCGGCGAGAGCTGCTGTCAGCGTCGCGTTGCCGGGCTTCATCAGGTCACCTCCACCAGGTCCAGGCTGATATCCCGGAACGCTCCGTCTCCGGCCGTAGCCGCGTGGCTGTAGCCCGTGATGCTGTAGGCGGGGGTCCCCTCGCCATACGGGCGCGCACCAGCGACCAGGGCCGCGGACACGTCGCCGAGACAGAGCATGGATTGCCCCATCGGCCAATCACCCCCTCGCGTGCCATCGAACCTGACGGCAGGGCGCACGTATGCCGCCTTTTCCGGTGCCGTGCGCACAATCGGAACCGCCACATTTGGCGTTGACGACGTGAAGAACAGCTTTCCTGACACGTCGTACCATTCCATCCGCCACTGCACTACAGGGGCCCCAGATGCCAGAAGACCAGGCGCCCACCATGTGTAAACCATTCCCGGATGGGCGGGGTACCCCACCCAATTCGGATGCTGCCAATACAACTCCGGTCCGCCCTCGCCGACAGTGACGACGCCCACTCGATTTTCAACGTAGGGACTCCACACCCCGCCAAAGAGTGCAAGTTCCTTGGTGTAGGCCCATTTCGCAGGGTCGCCGAGCGCGAGTCCTTGAGACGACGACAGGACGTTTCGCGCGAGGGGGTCAATGACCGCTACCGGTCCGGCCTCATCAATGCGACGGGCGAGCCGGTCCAAATGCACCACGTCGTCTCGCTCCATGGCCGACCACTCCAGGCGGAGCCGGCGAGGGCGGATGGGGGGTATCCACGTGGTGACACCCCCGCTGAGAGCCCGGAACTCCTTCACGCCGAGATCGGGCGAACGGTCGAACTTCACGGCGCCGTCAGTGACTTCGCGGAGCGCTCCGGGGCGTCCGATCCATAGCCCCACGTGCTCACCTCCTAGCTAGCTGACGCTGTCCGTACGCCACCGCGCGGGCAATCTCGGTCTCTCCGATGCGCACCACGATGTCCCGCCCCCGTTCGCGCTCCAGCGAGCGCAGCAGAGCATTGATGGCGCCCTCCCACGAGCCCGTTGATTGCGGCTGCACTACGGCAGCAGAGGCACGCACAGGCCTCATTTCAGGCACGCGGACCATGGCTCGAAGGCGGGTGTCCAAGGTGCGCTGTTCGGCGTCGATACCTTCGACGACACCCGCAGGAATCCATCGGCCGATCTCATCGCGCATGAGCCGCGAGGGACTGTTGATCCCGAGGGCTTTAGCAATGGGACCGGGGATGATCTTCTTCGCCCACCCGGTGAGCTTGTCCTTAAGCCATCCTCCCAATTCGCGCACGCCATCCCAAATTCCGCGGACTAGGTCTCTTCCCTTGCCCACGAGTAGTTCTCGGAAGTCTCCGAGCTTCCGCCGGATACTGCGGGGAAGTCCGCCCATCCAGTCGACGAAATCGCCCACGCGCCGCTTGGAAGCACTCACGAACTCGCCGACACCACGAATCGCCGAGACAAAAGCTTGAGCAAGCTTGCCAACGATCCGGATCACGTCACCGATCCCGGAAAGAGCCACTCCGAGAGCCCAGATGAGCCCGGAGAATACAGGTCCGGCCAGCCGTACTATGACGGGTATGGCGGTGCCTAGAATCTCCGCTGCAAGTCGCCCGAGCCATTTAGCGACGGTCGACAAAGCCTGAATCAGGGGCTGCGAATCCTGAACGAGCTTCTGGAATTTCGCGCCTATGCTCCGCAGCGCAGGGGAAAAGTGCACAGAAATAAAATCTGCCACAGACGACAGGATCGGCCGCACGTTCTCGTACAGGGCGGTGTACACCGATATCGCCGCTGGCGCCACGGTGCCCGTGAGGATCTGTGCCAGGCCGGTAAAGGCTGGCCCCACCGTCCCGGATACTGCCGAGAACAGCCCGCGCACCGAAGGGGCAAGCTGCGTGGATATAACCGCCCAGACACCACGGGCAGCCGGAAGGAAAGACGTCGTGAAACGCTCGGACAGCGCGCCCACACTGGGGGACAGTTCATCTCGCGCTGAACTCGCAAGCCCCCGTACTTCCTGGCCGATGCCAGAAATCACCCCTCGGACCCCGCCCGAGGAGAAATAACCGAAGAACCCCCCGACAACTCCCTTGGCCCGGTTGAACGCGGGCGCTACTACATCCGCGGCGGCGGAGCCGAGAGACAGCATCGGGGGAAGAACCTGATTCCCGATAAAGTTCGTGAGCTTGACTTCGGCGGTGCGCTTGAATTGCTCAATGCGTGCCCCGGCACCGCTGTGCAGTGCCTTGCCCATCTTGTCGGCAGCACCCGCGGTCTTGCCCAATGCCTTTACGGCATTGGTCGGGTCCATGGCATAAAGTGCCTTGCCGAGGTCTTCGCTTTGCGTGCCGAAAAGATTGACCGCAGCCTGGTTCTGTTCAACCGGGTCTTTCATGGCCCGGAGCCGGTCAATGGTCAGATCCAGTGCCCCGGCAGCGGTCTTTCCCCCCTTTCCGAAACGGGCAGCCATGTCCTCGGCGTTGAGGCCGAGAGATTTGAATCCGTCCGCGGTGGTCTTGGAACCGTCCACCACACGGATGGAGAATTCCTTAAGCGCATCGGCCGCAACGTCGGAGTCGCGGGCGCCCGCTTGGACCATCTGTGAAATGAGCCCAAGTGATGTCTTTCCGTCCAGCCCCAGTTTCCTGAATTGAGTGGAGTACTCATTCATCGTGTCCAACAGGTCGTCAGCCTTGTTGGAACCGTTCTGGAAACCGCGGGTCAGAACGTCAAAAGCCTCGTCCGCGGACTTGGCCATGCCGGTGCGGAGCATCTGCGAGACAGCCCGCGTGACCCCGCCTACGTCCTGGTCAAATACCTTCGCCAGGTTTCCGGCTTTGGAGGCAATGCTTTCAATCTGGTGGTTCGTGGCGTCCGGCGGAGCGATTCCGGCTTCCATGACGGAGCGGATGACGTTGGCCGCGTCCTGCACGTTGTCGGTGACCCCGTGCGCGTAAAGCTGCCCGGCGACCTCGCCGTAGCGCTTGGCGTCCTTCGGCGTGCTGCCGAGCTGTGCCTGAATCCGGTTGTTGATCGACTGCTGATCTAGCGCATTCTGGAATCCCTTTACCAGCACCGCACCAGCGGCCACACCGATACCGGCCAGTCCTGCCTTAAGGACTCCGCCCATCTTGGACTTGAAACCCTCGCCGGCTGCCCCGCCCGCACCCTGCCCCGCCGCATCCGCGGGGCCGGTGACTTCCTGCTGTAGGCGCTGCCCAAACCCCTGCACTTCCGGGACCACGGACACATAGCCCACGCCGACCTCAACGGCCATCGGTCACCCCCTCGCGGGTCGACTGAAACCGCGCGAGATAGGCGGCAACGTGCTCGGGGCTCCGGTCAGTCCGCCCGATCCGATCGGCCCGGAAACCCGGGCGAGGAATCGGCGAGGGACGTCGGCTCGGCGTCTTCGAACCCGCGTTACCGCGCTGCCAATTCGCCTCGCTCAGACGGTCATGCACCGCGGCAAGCAACTGCGTTTGCAGGGTCCAAACGGCGTCCTCGCCACCCATCGACCGGTGCAGGGAAGATTCCGCGGGCAACCCCATGATCAGAGCCCGCAACCGGCGCCACGTCAGCCCCGAACCGGACCTGAAAAGGTCCCGAATATCGAGACCGTAGAAACGCTGTAGGTCTGCCTCTATGGCCTCCCCGTGCTCACTCAGGAGCCGGAAGAGGCCCCGGATTCCCCCACCGGAGCACCCTCGTGCTTCTGCCACTGACGGAACAGCTCGCCGAGAGCAGCAAGCGGAACCGGTATCTCATCAAAGAGAGTCCACTGATCACCGAGCCCGGACCTGAGCAGTGCCTCAATGTCCCGGGCACTCGGATTGTCAACGTTGACCGCGTTAAGAATCGACTTGTCCAGCTCACCCGCAGCGGGCATCGTGAAAATGTTGCCCGCGAGCGTGAACCTAAAAGGCTCTCGACGGGCTTCCTTAACCCAAACATCAAGGTCAAAAGGCGCACTCATGGTAATACCTCAATCAAAGAAGGAACGATTCAGCTAAAGAATCAAGCGGCAGGCGTAGCCACCCACGCAGGGTCATCGGAGTACTTGTAAGCGACCGTTCCGTCAGCGCCCGGATAGGCGGTAATGGTCAACTCGTAGGCAATGGCTTCGTCGCCCTTGTACGTGATATCTCCGGTCTCGGTAACCTCTCCGTCCGGCACAACGATGCGGATATGAGAGTTACCGTCGATCACGTCGAATCCGAAACTGCGGCGGTCCGGTCCCGGCGCCTTGATGGCAAGGACGCTCTTACCGCTCGCCGACGTGACCTTAGAGCCCTTGTGGTACAACTCTAGGACCGTCTTGTTGGTCTCGATGGCCGTGAACTGAAACGTCATCTCGGACGAGCTGATGACCTTGCGGACGGTCTGACCGCCCTGCCACCCCTTGATCTCGCTCGCGTCCGTCGAGTTCGCTTCGGTAATCCCGTCATCCGAGATCCACCCAATATCGACAAAGGCGGCATCCCAACCACTCGTGGAATCAGTCGGGAGCTTGGACTTGGGTGGAGCCACGTACGCAGCGCCTGTGATAGCGACACGTACGGCATTAGCGTTTAGAGTCATAGTTTCACTCCTTTGGAGCAGGCGTGTTTCGGTGCTCGAAAAGAAACCGACGGTAGGTTTGCCGCATGACAGACGGACTGGTCGGAGCGCTCATTGGTGGAGGGGTTGCGATCGTTGCGCAACTAATCGTCCTGCGATGGCAGCGTCAGATGCATAGGGAGAACATTCAGGCTCGCATTAACGAGTACAGACACGACGGGCGCCTCAATGCCTTTGCGGATCTTGTAAATGCCTGTAAGTCGGCGATTAGCGCCTACGAGGATGTTCACCACCCTGATAGACTTCCCGTTGGATATACCAATTGGCGCGACGCCGCCATGGGAATCATGCGACGAATCGATGACGCCGTTTCCCGGATCAATATTGTCGGGCCACTCGAACTAGCTGAACCCGCCAAGAAATGCCAGTCCTCTTCCCAAGGGCTGATCGAACATGTCTGGGATACGTCCCATCTGAACCTCGCTCCCAAAGACCTGGTTGAGCAAGCAGAATCGGCCCTACAGCGGTTCACTGAGCAAGCCAGAGAAGCCCTAGAGCGTTCGCCCGCGTAGGTGCACCTCGGCCGCGAACGCGTACCGGGGCTGTCCGGACTCGGAATCGGGGAGCCACTGCGGGCCCCCCACCTCGGTCACGCTGTAGACCGTGACCCCGCCGCGGACTCCGGGAATCGCGCCGAGCAGACCGCGCACCAGCGCGCACAAGTCGTGCGCCTGGTCCTCGCGCGTCGCCCACGCGTGGAAGTCGAGTCGGGCTCGGTCCGTGACCGGAGTTGGCGAGGACCCGCCGAGCCGTTCCATCCGAACGAACCGGTGCGGGCGGGGAGTTGGGATGCGGGATACGACCGGGACGGGTTCGCCGGCTGCCGCGAGGGCAGAGCGGAGATAGCTCGTCACCACGGCCACCGCGTCGGGCATGACGATGATGGGTCGGCTCACTCGCCACCCCCGCCGAGCCCGCGCAACAGGTCCCGACGCGAGCCCGCTGCACCCCCGGATTTCGACCAGTTGTAGTTACCGATCACAGCGGCACGCCATCGGCGCGCGCCCAACGCTGCGTCGGTGCGAAAGTCGCCCTCGGACCCCGCGGCAGCCGACGCGATGCGCTCGGCAATGCGCCGGACCTCGGCGCCCGTCTCGGGGGTCTTCATCAGGCTGTTGATCCCTTCCCTGTTGGGCCGGAACCTCACCCGTTCACCTCCTTCAGGCGGGCTTCTGTGTGGTGGTGTCGGCCCCCGAGCGTCCAGCGGGCAACGTCTCCGTCCACGTCGAGCAACCGCCCGAGCGCAACCACGCGGTCCCCGGGAGTCAGGTCTATGTCCGCCCCGGTCCGCGTGACCAGGCGCCACCCGGTGACGACAACCGGACGGTCCCCGGTGTCCTCGGCGGACGTGTCGGGCTGCACGGACACACGGCGGACCGTGGTCTTGGCGGCCCGATCCCAGTCACGTTCGCTCGTGGTGTTGCCGTACCGGTCCGTGACGTACGGAGCCCGCAGGATCACGACTGTCTGTGTGTAGTGGAGCGTCACCGCAGACCCACCACCGCGACGCGTCGCCGGTACCGGGCGAGTAGGTCCCGGTCCGCGGGGGCGAGGGACGCCCCGATGGTCTCGGCGGAGTAGGTGACGGACACGCTGCCCACGGACTCTTGCCGAAGATCGGACGGGTTCGTGAGCACTCGGGACGCGAGCGTCAGCACCACGGCGAGCACGTCCGCGGGGACGCTCGCGTATCCGTGGGTGTAGGTGACGGTCACGGCCTGGTCGCCGCCGAGGACGCGCACCCGGTCCCGGACGAGCTGCCACCGGTCCGCGGGGACGAGCTGCCCGCCGCGCCGAACCTCCGCAACCGAGATCACGGGACGCTGCGGCAGCACCGCCCACCCCTCGCGGGGGTAGAGCGTCGCCGAGCTGTTGCCCCGTGTGAAGTTCTGCCGAGCCTCGCGGCGAACGATCGTGGACGCCACATCGAGGACCAGGGCAGCGCCCTCGGGCAGCTCGGCCCGCTCGCGCTGCATCCACGCGGCGAGCTGGTCCGTGGTGGCCAATGCGGGCAGAGCCATAGCGTGCCCTCCCGCTACTTCACTGTCTGAGCGCCGCACGCCAGACACCGCGTCACCGTGCGCGAGGTTCCGTCCGAGTCGAGAACTGGGAAGCTCTCGATTCGGTCCGGGACCGTGCACGCATCGGTGTGCGGCACCTTCGGGGCGGACGCTGCACGCTTACGCGGCGGCAATTCCGTGCCCCTCTCGGCTACTTGGCGAGGACGCCGTTAAGGCGCGCGGCAGCCTTGCCGCCGAAGAGGGCGAGACCGGTGTAGAACTCAATCCGCGTGCGATATGCGGGCTTGGTCTCCAACTCGCCGAGGTCGTACGCCTGAACGCCGCCGTTGGTCAGCCCCGTCACGGCCCGGTCATCCTCGGACTGACCGAACTTCACGGCGTAGATGCTGGACGCGTCGGTTGCCGTGCCCTGCGTCTCGGTCTGCGGCAGGATGTCCGCGCCCGCGGCAGTCTGGCCCGGGTCGAGCAGTGGAATCCCGTTGTAGGTCGAGACGAGCTTGCCAGTAATGGCCTCGCGGACCATTTCAAAACCGCCGATCCGGCGGGCAGCGCTGCGAATCTTCGCGATCACCTGCCGGTTGGCGTAGATCGCGCCGTTGGCGCTGTTCAGCCCCGGCACCTGTGCAACGAGCTGGTCCAGCAGATCAAAGAACTTATGTGAGTCATCGGCACCAGCGCCCACGATCGGAGCGCCATCCTTGCCCGCGCTGATGACCTGCGAGCCCGTCAGACGCTTCCGCAGACCATCAAACGACTTGGGGTCGGTCGCCACGTCGCCGTTAAAGAACGTCTCCGCGAACTTGTACGAAGCGGCCTTGACCTTCATGCGCGTCTGAATCGCACGCTGATCATTGAGGTTCCCGCGGGTCTGGACAATGAACCGGTCCACGTCAGCGTCACCACCGAGAATCACAAGAGACTCGCTCTTCTGGTTCACGGCACCCGTGGACTCCGGGTACGCCTCATTCACGGAACGGAACGAGACACCCGGCAGCGCCGCTTCCTCGTTGTAGGCGTACGAATTACCCTCAATCGTCAGCAGCGGAATCCGGTCAAGAATGCTGGACTCCTGAACGAACGTCTCCACAACGCCCCGCTGAAGATCAGTCGTGGAAAGCTTCGCCGCCTCGGCCAGAGTAAGAGCCATTTAAGAAATCTCCCTGATTTTGGGCATGAAAAAGGGACGACCCTCGGCGGGTGCGCCCCTCGAAAAGGAAAAAGAAGTGGGTGGTCAGCTTGTGCCGAACGCGCGCCGTAGCCGCTCGTGCGGGGTGGCGGGCTCGGGCTCGCCCGGGTCCTCGCGCTGCCCGCTGCCCACGTCGCCCCACGGGGCCGTGGTCGAGCCCGCGCCCGACTCCGCGGCGAGGTACGGCTTTGCCTTCAACAGCTCGTCCACAGCCTTATTGATGGCCACGCTGTCTACGTCGCCCCCGTCGCCGGCTAGAGCCGCAACGTCCACCAGGGCGAGCGCGTCCGCGGGGTCACGGAGCCGACCAGCGGCAGCCGCGCGCACCTCGGCACGCACGAGCTGGTGCGTGAACTCCGAGCGAATCTCCGCCCGCAGCGCGTCAAGGTCCGTGCCCTTGACCGCAGCGTTGGCACGGCGGAGCCGAGCCGCTTCCTTCTCGGCAGCCTCACGCGCCGCGCGCTCCGCGGACAGCTCGTCCGCCTGGTCCTGGTGCTCGTCCTCGCCCTGGTCCTGGTCGCCGCTCTCGCCCTCGGGCTTGGCAGTGCCGCCCGGGTCCTGGTGCTCATGCTTGGCGTCGTCCTGGACGCCCTCGGGCTCGCTGCCCGGGGTGGTCTCCGGCTCGTCTGCCATGTGTCCCCCTACGTGATGTATCCGTGCTTTCGCAGCATCGCTATTTGGTGCTCGCGGGAGTCCCCTGCGAGGTCGAAGATGGTTTCCGGCATAAGCCGCGACTCTTTCGAGCGCTCGTATCGGTTGCCGGGGTTCTTCTGGAAACCGGCGTTCAGTGCCTTGCCGCCGATTCCGCGTTTGGTGGTGCCCTCGGTCGTGACCTTGACCGGCCCGCGTCCCGTGGCGGCCGTGGCCAGTCCACGGCGGGCATTGACGAGCTGCCCGAGGTCCGCCCCCGCCTCAAGTGCCTTGAGCGCAGCGGGCCCGAGACGCTTCCGCTGTTCTTCGGGGCTCATCTGCCGGAATAGGTCCTCGGGCGTCTTGGTCTGCCGCCACTCGGAATCCGTCATCGGCTGCATGCCACAGTCACAGCGCGGATGACGCTTGAACCCGGTCGAGTACGAATACTGACGACCGGACAGGATGATGCAGCGGGCACACGCGGGCAGCCGCACCACCCGCACGTACGAGACACAGCGGGGCTCGGCAGCCATGGCGACCGACGTAGCCGCACGCGCGGTGTCCGTAATCTGCGTGCCCACCAACATGGACAGCTGGTTCAGCCCCGCGAGCGACGCGGCTTCCGCGGACTGGCCGAGTGCGAGAGCTTGCGCGGTGCGGATCGCCGGAAGGTACAGCAGCGAGGCAAGCGGACGCGCGTCCGACGCGAGCCCCACGAATGCCGCAGGGTCCACCATGCCGAGCGGCCCAAATCCCGCGCCCGCAGCGAGGATTGAAGCGCTGACGAAAGCCTGAGCGCCCGCAGCGGCAGACATCTGACCCGCCATGACAGCAGCGAGGATCTGCCGCCCGGTCTCACCCTGCATCGCAGACAGAATCCGGTCCGGAATCACGTCCCGCCACAAGGCTTGCACCGCCTCAACGACGCTCCGAGAAACGCTCTGCACGTCCGCGTAGCGGGCTTGCGCGAGCGTCCCGGGCTCTGCCATCAGGCAGCCTCTGCAAGCTCGTCTGCGGGCTCGTCGGGCTCGCTCTCAGGCTTGGGGCCGAACAGCTCGGCCACGTTCCCGCCGAGGATCGCGCTCGCCTGGTCGTTGCGCATGGACTTCCACCGGGCTATCTCGTCCGGAGTCACACCCGGGATGCGCTCCCAGAGCGCTTCGTCCGGTACGCCAATGGCCTTGAGCTTGACGAGTGCGTCCGAGTACTGCGAGTCCGAACGGAACTGCGGGTCCCGCCACACCACGGAGCCGAGGGAGAGGGATTCCGCCCGAGCGCCCTCGCCGGCTGCCAGTGCCTCAAGGCGCATGACTTCCCGCAGCGCGGCCCCGAAGTGCCGTTGCCTCTCGGTCACCTTGGCGACGAGCCCCGCCTCACTCGCGGCGAGTGCATCGGCGCTGACGTTGACCAACTGCCCGATCAGGTAATGCGGGGGTGTACGGGTCTGTGCGGCGATGTGCTGCACTGCGGCCTCAATCACCTTGAGGTAGTTCCCGAGGTCACCCGCGGAGAACTCGGCAATGCGCGCGGTGTCCTTCTCCAGCCACAGCAGACGGTCCGAGCGGAACCGGTCTAGGGGCAAGTCCTCTTCGCCGACGACTTCCCCCGAATCGGGGTCCACGATTTCCCGAACGGGCCGGTCCATGCCGAGAACGGCACGCGCCGGAAGCGCAAGGTAGTCGCTTCCCGTCATCAAGTGAGCCCAAAGGGTATTCACGGCGTCCTGTAGCGGCAACACCGTTGCAAGCTCACTGCGCGGACTCCCATGCAGCCGCGACCGGTTGGGCAACTCGACCAGCGGCACCACGCCGAGCGGGTTCGGGATGTGGCTCGGCTCGCCGCGGGAAAGTCCCGCCGTACGCCCGGTCCACGCACCACCGTTCCGGGTCGGGCGCTGCCACCGGTACACCATGTCCGGAGTGAACAGCGTCGCAAACTCAACCCCCGAGTCCCGCCACACCATGAGCCCCGCCTTACGGAGCCGTCGGCGACCAGGCACGTACTCCACCACGGCATTGGACGCGTGCTGAAACGTGATCTCGGTATTGAGCCCGTCGGGCTTCCACACCAGCGCGTACGAGCGGCCCGTGATCAGAGCCTCTAGCAGAGCGAGGCCAATTTCTACGTCACACTCGCTCTTGCGCCACGCTCGCCCCGCCGCCTGGTCAATGCTCCCGTCCTCAAGTCGGAACCCGATCGGCATAAGCCGTTCAACGGTCGCGTCCGGAACCGTGGCACACCAGTTGTCCGAGAAATCGGCGAACAGATCCCCGGTCTGCGTGCTGAACTCAGGGCTTGCGAACATCAGGGGCCGTTCCCCCTCGTACGCATCCGACCAGCGCTTAGCCCGCGCCTTGCGTTGTTCGATCTTGGCCCGTAGACGGACCGTCATCTGTAGCGGAGATTCCGCCATGCTCCCCCCTCCGGGCATGGAAAAGCCCCGGTCGGCAGTAACGCGAACGGGGCGGTCTAAGCACTCGCAGCGCGAGCACGTTTCAGCGGGCGGCGCACGTATCCGTCAAGCGCCATCACAGCAGCGGCTATCCCGTCGATACGAGCGGACGACTTGTCCCGGTCCGGTTTCACCGGGCGCATGTTGTCGTTGCCGTCCCGGTAGACCTCCACGACAGAGGCATGCCACCGCAACACCGGATTGCCGCCGTGGCGTATCCGGCCCTCGCGTAGCAACCGTTCAAGTTCCTTGCTCCCCGGGCTCATCCCTAGATAGGTCTGCGCGACCGGAACCACATCAACGCCCCTGGTTTTGGCGTCGATTCGCTGGACTAGCTGCCCGGCAAACATCCGGTCGTACGAAATCCGCTGCACGTCCAGCCGACGACAGTCCGCCACTATCTGCCGCTCGATGGCGTCATAGTCGATGGCGTCGCCCTCGGTCAGCGTCAGCAGACCATCCCGAGCCCATTGCCTAAGCGGCACCTGTAGCTGTTGCTCTAGCTCGTCCACCCGTTCTTCCGGCAGCCAGAACCGCGAGATCAGTTCCAACTCGACACCGGGCACCCGGGATTCAACCGCAATGACCCACGCGGAAAGGTCCGAGACCGCGGAGAGGTCCACCCCGCCCCACGCGCGCCGGTACCGGAACCGCTTCTCGTCCACCGTGCCGTTGTTCTCGTCCCACAGCGGAAGCGTCAGCCACCGCGAGGACGAGCGCATTCGCCTGTTCAGAGACAAGCGGCAGAACGTAGGGAAGTAGGAAGGCGTGGACTTGGCCTTTGCCGCCTCGCGCCGCATGTACGCAAGCGAGGGCGACACTCCGAGCCCCGGATTCGCCTTACGCCACGTGGACTCGGCGAAAGGGTCGTCCGATTCCTCGGCCGCCCAAATCACGCCGTAATGCGCGGGGTCATCAACGATCCCGTCCGCACAGCGGCGCGTGTACGTGTGCTTCTCGTCGTAGATGCTGCCCTCTTGCCCCTCGTCGGCAGTCGTAATGAACACGACTAGGGGTTGGTCACGGGCTCCGGTGCCAGTCTCGATAGCGTCGATAAGGTCCCGGCGCTTGTGTACGTGGACCTCATCCACAATCGCGCCGCTGACGTTCAACCCGTGTGCGGTTTCAGCAATCTTGGACAGCGCGCGGAACACGCCACCAGTCCTCGGCACTCGGATGAGCCCCCGCAGAACCTCCACGCGGCCCCGTACGGCCCTACTGGTGAGCGCCATACGCTTAGCGTCATCAAAGACGCGTTCGGCCTGCGGAAGCGAGCCAGCAGCCGCGTACACCTCGGCGCCAATCTCGCGGTCTGCGAGCAACAACACCAGGCCGATACCGCTGGAGAGCGTGGACTTGCCCGCCTTACGGGGAACCTCAATCCACACCGTACGAGCCACCCGCACGGCACGGCCCAACTCCGGGTCATGCCACAGCCACCCGAAGATGGGTGCGATGATCCACACCTTTTGCCACGGCGCGAGCTTGAGCGCAGTCCCGCCCCAACGGCCTTTCGTGTGCCGCATGGACTCGATAGCTGCAATGGCTCGGCGAGCGGCGGGCACATCGAAATAGGCACCCTCACGCTTCGACGCCTGGTGGGCGAGGACGAGCGGACGGGACTCGGCCGCGTCGGCTATCTCGTCCTGGGTAAGCCCGAGTTCGTACAGCGCGTCCGGCGGTACGGGCAGATCGTCAGTCGAATATGTCTCCATCATCGTCCCCGCTCTCAGGCGGGGTGACCCGGGTTGCAGACGCGGGGCTAAGCCCCAACTCGCCAACCAGCGAGCGGAAGTGACTCCGGTACTGGTGGGCAATCGTCACCCATGGACTCTTGACGTTCCCGCGCTCCGTCTCGACAACCAGGCCGGTCCGAGATAGCTCCCGCTCTGCCTGCCAAAGGCGAGCAACTGTCACGCAATACTCAATAGCGGTTTCCCGCTGTGGGTCGGTCAAGCCTGCCGACACCACCAGGGCGGGAATCGTCCGTGCCCACACGTCAGCGGCCTTGTCCCGCACGTCCTCGGCGGAGTCGCCCGGCAGTAGCTCGGACCAATCCGGCTCGGTGGGGATCTCGGGGGCGAACCGCGCCCCCTCGGAATTCCGGTCGGGGCGGAACGTTCCCTCACGGACAGCCTGAATGTGCGGCTTCGGTTTCTGGCCCGGAACGGCCACGGCTCATCACCTCCATAGGAACGCTCAAATGAGCCATGCGAGTTTTTTGCCTCCCTGCCGATCTGGCAGCGGAGCGGTCGGGGAGTACCCCCCTGGTCGCCGAGTCAGGACCGGCGAGGCTGGACGCGCTCGGCAGCCCAACCGCCCGGCTGATGCTTCGCGGTCTCACGGTTGTGGCACGACGTGCACAGCGGACGCAGACGCGACCACGCGTCCGGATCGGCGACACCACGAGCCACCAGCGACCGACGCGACTCCGGGAAGTGATCCGCCACGGTCGCGATGCGCGAGCACAGCACGCACCACGGATGCGCGTACAAGTAGCGGCGCCGGACGCTCTGCCAGCGGGTGTCATAGCCCCGCTCGGCTGTCGTGCCTCGCTGTTGCTGTGCCTCACGCTCGTGCTTCGGGCAGCGTCCCCCGCTCGTCAGCTCGGGACACCCGGGGATCGTGCAGGGGGTACGGGGCTTACGGGGCACGGGGGATCACCTCCCGAGGGGTGGGGTTTGCGGGGCAGGTGGACTCGATCGCCACTGCCGCCCGGGAGCAACCGGGCGCTTACCAGGGCAGGGCGTACGCCTGCACCGCACCTCTTCAGCTCCCGTACCGTTCCGGAAATCGGTAATCCGCTATTTGTGTAGCAAGCAATGGAGTCAAGGCCCCGTAGGAGTGAAGCGGAAGCGTTCGCAGAAAGCCGTATTCCCCTTTGCCTCACTTACTGGAATGTGCGCCTCCGCACCTCTGGGGTGCGGGTGCGATCGTGAGTTCCGTCGGACCGCGTGTTTCCCCTCGTGTTCACTCGGCACGGCATGCGGCCCCGGGCAAGGAGGAAGAACTTGAAGCGTCGTCTCGCCCTCGCCATCGCCACGCTCTTGCTGGCAGGTGCCACCACAGCAGTCACGGCAAGTCCGGCAGCAGCAGCGCCCCCGGAGCTGTGCACCGCGGAACAGGAAGCACAGGGAGCAGTCAACGACGCCGTCGCAAAGGGCTGCCATGCCGACCGAGCCAACAGCGCTGCCGCGCGCGGCTCCAAGTACCTTGAGCGGGCGTACAGCATCAAGGATGGCAGCCACGAAGAGGAACACCTCATCAATGAGCTTGACCAGCTTTCAGAGGTCGCTGGCACAGCCGCCGGGGACGCCGACAACGCGGAAACTGCCGCTGATGCCGCCGAGTACGCTCGGAAGGCTGCCAGCGTGGTCAATGGGATGGCCAAGGCTGTCTCTGACATGACGAACCACACTCAGCAGGACACCGCCCGCGCACTGGCCGCCGAAACCGCATACCAGGCAGCCAGGCAAATCAGCGAAGAGGGCACGGGCCGAAACGCAGCGCTGAACGTGGCAGCGGACACGGCAGAAAAGGGAGCCCAGGCCGGAATCGACTGGTAA